GATGCGAAGTCCATGTGTGGCGACCGTCTGACATGCAAGAAATTGCTGACCGATTTCAAAGAAAGACTTGACACGGGTTTAGTTTTCTGGAAGACTTCTTTTGTCGGAGGGAGACAAAATGACACACACAGCATTCACCGCAACCGCACCTGACGGATTCGTCTGGAAACGCAAAACAAAAGGGCATTTCAGCCACGCAGTTCTTGGCTTCAACCCTTACCTCGGAGACTGGCACATCGTAGGTTTCCGTTCAACACTTGCATCAGCACAAAAAGAGGCAATGAAAGCAAGCGGTGGCATCGGATCGTGGAGTCCTTACAGCGAAGTAATCATCGTTGAGACAGTGGAGGTGGAGTGATGCTAAACACTGATCCAACAAAACTGGCTCGCCGACAAGATCCGCACACATCTCGTGCAGGTGCCAAAGATGTAGCACCCAGATCTGGATCGCAGAAAGCGAAACTGCTGGAAGCGTATGCGAATCATCCTGACGGGCTGACCGATGAGGAAGCGGGCATTTTTTCAGGTTTGGCTAACAATCACGGATGCGGGTACTGGAAACGGTGTTCGGATCTGGAGCGGGAAGGGCTGATCCAGCGGACATTATTTACCCGCCCAGCGTCTACAGGAAATCAACAGATCGTGAGAGCGATCACCGAAACAGGAAGAAAGGTTGTGGGAAAATGAATCTACGATGGCTTTGTGGGTCAATTTTGTTCAATTTGGTGACGATGCTTTTTGTGGCGTTTGCGGAACCGAGCGGGGTGGCTTTTATTACGGTTGTGATGCTTGGTTGTTCGTTGGTCTTGATGGTGTTGGGGATGCGAAAGTTGGATCCCGACAATAAATACTTTGACTAATGACTTGACAGGGGTTTAGTTTTCTGTCAGACTTCTTATACAAGGAAAGGAGCCAAATGACCAGTTACACCCACCAAGAAGCCGAAAGTCTCAAAGCGGAACTTCGGGAACTTGCCTCGCAAGTTTTGGAGTACAAAGCAACCGCTTACATGGTTGCCAAGGAACAGACCGCTCACCAGCGTCGGACACACCAGCCTGCTGGCGAAAGCAAGAGGTGGTACGCAGGTTCCAAAATTGCTGGCTTAACTTGGACGGAATTTGCTAAAGAGTTTGGTTTGGAGTACGAGATCCACACAGATGTTGGCGATGACCAAGGCAGGTACTACACCAAAAAAGAAGCGGTTGAAATCCGAATGGAATCCTGCGAAGAAGAGTTTGTCCGCTTCATGTTTCACCAGTCCTACGACGATCCTGAAACATTTAAAAAAGTAGTCGCTTTCTTAAAAAAGGAGGAAATTAAATGACCATGACAGAAAAAAATAAAAACACAATCAAGAAAAATCGGCTTGAGATTGAACAGCAACTGCAAGACCTTGAATCTCAGATCGCTTCACTTCGCAGTAAGTTTGAACTTGATGAGTTTGAAACTTATATGGGTCATACAGCAAACAACATGATGGTGAGAGTTATGGAACTAGGTTTACTTATTGCCACTAATCGTGCGCTCATTGTGGGGGCTAAATGAAAATAGTTGAGGGCACACGAGCGATCTACAAAAACAAGACAGGCACAGTGGTCGCTATCGGTCAACACGGGATGGGTTACTGGGATCCCGATACCAACCAAAAAGGCAATGACGGCATGCGACTGGTAGCAATCGCCGATCTCACCGTGATCGTTCCAACAACCTATGAGGAGGGTAAATGAGCAAGATACAGGAAGTCCCCAAGTTCAAAGATGGGGAATGGCATTGGCAGGAAATTATCGGGGGGACATGGGTTTGGGAAAAGTCCCATACCCACCCGATCACGGGGGCGTACACGCCTGAGGAGCATGAGGAAATGCAAGAAATGTTTGATGCTGAATTTGACGAAATGGAGGAATTCGTATGACAACAATTATTGAAAACTGGGAAAAGCGAGTCAAAGAAACATTTGGTGGGGATCTTCCTTCAGTTGTTGAGGTTGAACATTTTGAGAAGAATGCCGACTCAAGTGACTTGATGCGAATGATGGTCAAGACCGTTCATTATGGGGTTCGGGTTCTGTTTCCGATTTCTAAAATTGACCATGTGGTTGTTTCAGCATTTCAGCGTCAAACTGAGTTGGAGGGTTTGGTTATTCCAGCGGATCATGGTGGAATGTCGGATGTTCACTTTGGAGCCAACATGAAATTGATCTTGCCTAACCGAAGCATTTTTGGTGTTACTGCCATCACTTTTGGATGCGACCATGAAATGGATCATCGGCAGAAAGGCAATTGCTACTACGAGTCGCAATGCTCTAAGTGCAGTTATTCGTATGTGGTTGACTCTGGCGACTAAAGCAAACTGAAGTAAAAGTCAAGTGGGGTGATGCTTCGGCTCACCCCATTTTGCTATCCTCGCCATGTGGCTGACATGCGTGAACTAGGAACATCAGGATTTCAACATTCTGGCGGTTCTGTAACAGACGAATTTTTAGCGAATCTTCAAGGTATTCGTGGTATTCGTACATGGCGTGAAATGGCTGATAACGATCCCGTGGTCGGTGCGATGCTGTTTGCTGTTGAACGGCTGATCCTGAATCTGAAATGGAAAGTAGATCCCTTTGTTGAAGAGGGCAAGACCAAAGCATCCAAGAAAGATGAAAAGGTCGCCGAATTTGTTGAGCAATGCTTGTACGACATGGAAAACTCTTGGGATGGAACGGTCGCCGAGATCCTGTCGTTTCTGACTTACGGCTGGTCGTACTCCGAGATCGTCTACAAGAAGCGTGGCGGGATGGACACCAAAGACAAGTCCAAGCGATCCAAATTTAATGACCAAAAAATTGGTTGGAGAAAGATTTCTAACCGAGCGCAAGAAACATTGTTCCAGTGGGACATTGATGAATCTGGCGATGTGAGAGCAATGCAACAATTAGACCCGTCTGGCGGTCGTGGTCTGGTGTCAATTCCCATTGAGAAGGCTCTGCACTTCCGTACAACCTCCGCTAGAAACAATCCTGAAGGACGAAGCCTTTTACGCAATGCGTACCGCCCGTGGCGATTTAAACGCACCATTGAAGAAATTGAAGCGATCGGCATTGAACGAGATCTGGCTGGTCTGCCAGTCGCTTATGTCCCGCCGTCCATGCTTTCGTCCACCGCAACAACAGACGAAGTGTCTGCCCGCAATGCGATCCAAAACATGGTGCGTGGAATCAAACGAAACCAAAACGAAGGCATCCTTTTCCCGCTCGCTTTTGACGAGGGTGGGCGAGAGATGTACAAACTGACTCTTCTGTCCAGTGGTGGCAACCGCCAGTTCAACACTGATGCCATTGTTGCCCGCTATGACCAGCGAATCACAATGACAATTTTGGCTGACTTCATTTTGTTGGGTCACGAAAAAGTCGGTTCGTTCGCTTTGGGTTCGTCAAAGATTGACTTGTTTCTGACTGCGATCGCCCAGATGACCGCTCAGATTTCTGATGTGTTCAACAAGGATGCTGTTCCGAGATTGTTGAAGTTGAACGGTATGGATCCCCAGCGCGCACCCGTGATGCGAGTGGAAGAGTTGCAGTCCACCGATCTAACTGTTCTTGGTGACTTCATCACCAAAATGGCTGGTGCTGGAGCGTTGCAAGTTGATTCTGGTCTGGATGAGTTTGTTCGTGATCTTGCTGGCTTGCCACCAAAGGTTGAAGAAGAGGGTGCTTTACAACAAGGTGCCCAGATGCAACCGAATGCGATGCCCCAACCTCCTGTAGCACCGCAGTCTGCTCCACCCGCTGAAGCGCAACCTGCTCAAGCCCCGCCCGCTCAAGCGTCTGGTAGTGGTTCGGTTGAAGACTACATCATTCAATAAAGCCTCACCTTTAACGCCAAACGAGATCGGGATGGCTGGTGCTGTCTCTCAAATTTCGTCAAGTTTGTCTCGGAGTTTGTTGGGTGTTATTGGTGGTTCGTCGGATGGTGTAACTGCTTTGGGTCGGTTGAGTTCGGTTGATATTTTGGATCAACTTCAGGACTTAACACCAGCAATTATTGGTCCGTTGATAAACGAACTTAACTTGTCTGCCATTGATGCGATTGCTTCTATCCCGCCACAGTTAAGCATCGGAGTCAGTTTCAATACCACTGACCCTCGCGCGCTCGCGTGGGCGACCCAGCGGGCTGGCGAGTTCGTTGTCCAAATCAGTGACGAGGTACGGTCACAGATCAGGGATCTGATCTCTCGTGGATACCGTGACCAAATGACTGTAGATGCCATTGCAAGAGAACTACGGAACATTGTCGGGTTGCATTCTCGTTGGGCTACCGCAGTGGAAAACATGTATGTACGAACACTTGACGGGCTTATCAATTCTGGTGTTGCATTAGGTATGGCGACTACGCAGGCAACCAGTCTTGCGGGGGCGTACCGTGACAAGTTGATCGCTTCACGGGCTAACACGATCGCCAGAACCGAAGTCATTGGGGCTAATAACGCTGGACGCTATTTGGGGTGGCAACAGTTCATGCAACAGTCTGGTTATCCGCCGAACTTGATGCAGAAAGAATGGGTTGTTGGTCCTGACGGTTGGCAGGGGATTAATGTATGCGATCTGTGTCTTGAGTTAGATGGCACGATTGTTGGTGTGAATGATGAGTTTCCTAGTGGTCGGTTGATGCCTCCGTTGCATCCGAATTGTCGTTGTACTGCTTTGCTGATTTTTCCTGAGGATGGTTTGTGATGCCGTACAAGATTGAGCAGAGGGCTGACAAGTTTGTTGTTGTTCGTGAAGACGGCGGGAGAGTTGTTGGTACGCATTCGTCTAGGGCTAAGGCGACGGCTCATGTGCGGGCTTTGTATGCAAATGTTAAGGATGCCATTGAGAAGGCAAAGTTTGCTTCTCGTAGCGAAGCAGGCAAGTACGCCGCTCACATTCGGTGGATGCGAGAGCGGGGTATGGAACCGTTAACGCCTGATGCTTGGCGTAGCCAGAACGCTCAACCAGTTCAACCGACAAGAAGTTCTTATGAAAGTTCGTTAGATGCGATCACAAGTTTTGCTAGTGATGAGTTTCAAAGCAGATTGCGTGATGCCGGTGCTTCTATAAGGGGTAGTAGGTATGACGGTGGCAGATTGGTTCCGTTAGGAGAATATTTAAATATTCAAAACGAAATGTCTGTGGTTAGAGTTCGTAACCCAAATAATCCTGTGAATACAATAATTATTGGTTCTCCTCCTCTGATGGCGGTTGAACGAGAAGTCAATGAACTGGGCGGGTTAGTGCATAATGCGATACTAGAAAAAATGAAACAAGACGGACATATTTTGCCAAACGGTGAATTTAATACTGCCAAACACGAAGCGTTAATGCAAGTTCGTGACGAATCGCAGGCTGTTGTTGATGAGATTAGAGCCAAAGCCAAAGAATTAGGGCTACAACAGTTCACTGGTTATGAAAACGGTGCCCAAACTGAAGAAATGAAAATTGGGTGGCGTGGAGATCCTAAAGATATAGATACTGCGGACCTCCCTCCTCGTCTCAAAAATTTGCACGAAAAATGGGACACACTGCACCAAGAATTTTACGAAATTCCGTGGAGTGAACGAGATGCGAATGTTTCAAAAAGAGAACAGTTAGATGCCGCTAAAGACGAATACGAGAAAGCCGCGCTCGCCGATTTTGAAACTTGGTTTAACGCTAACCACAATCCGTCAGGATCTGGAAGTCACAAAGATCAGTTTTCAAAAATAAGTAATAATCACAACAACAATATGAGAGCGGTCTGGTCTTATCCAAATTATGTGGATCGGTATGCTGAAAGTTTTAGTAAAGTCATGGAAGATCTAAATATTTCTGCCAAGTCACAAATTGGTAAATCTGACCAAATTGATTTAAGTAGAAGTAGGTTGACCAAAGCAGAAAAAGAAAAGTTTGCTAGGGACATTCACACATTTTTTCCTGCTAAAGCAATCAAAATTTTTAGTGATAGATATGGCTTACTGAAAGTAACAAAATCCAAAGGTGGTGGGCATTGGAATGTTAGTGATGTACAAATTTTGACATCTAATTCGGAAGGTACGAACATACATGAATTTATGCATGCTTTAACTTATGCGGATCGTCGGGCTAACTTTGTGGAACAAGCATTTCTTATGCGACGGCAAACAGTTGGTGGGCGTAATAATCAACCTATTAAAGAACGCATTGTTAATGGTTGGGAAAAACCTAAACAAACTTATGACGGAGGAAGAGGTAGACGGTTTGACTCTCTATATATTCGTGACGAGTTTGCGGATGAATATACGGGCAGGCATTATTCGTCTGGTCATACCGAAACTATGACAACTGGTTTGGATCGCCTGTCTGAAGGTGGCACTCATATTGAAGATCAGGATCACATGAACTCTACTTTAGGTTTGCTTGTAGCGATTGGGTTGGGACAATGATTAGGTTCGGGTATGTCCAGAATGGTGTTCAGCGGTTTGCTGAGTGGACTGAAGAGTCTGGGCTTGTATGCGAAGACGATTTGCTTGATGCCGTCAATCTTTTGATTGGGGCTAAGGCTCCTGTTAAGTGTTCTTGGGTCGGGTATTTGATGGAAGCGTCTGTTGATACTCCTGTGCAGGCGTGGGGGACTATCAATAAGGCATTGAAGTGGTGTAATGGTGTTGAGTTGGTTCGTTGTACGCCACCGTTGATTGAGTATGACGAGTTTTCGGAACCTGAAGAGGATCTGCTTGAGAAAGCAACTTTTAGTTCACGATCTGAAGCAGGCAGATATGCCGCCCAACAGCGTTGGAAGAACCATGCGAAACAAGAAACGCTGTTAACTCCAACCGATGATGTTTCTTTGGCACAAAAAACTGGTCAACCAATTACATGGTTGCTTCCTGCTACACGGGATATGCGGTTAAAAGGTTTGTTAAGTAGTTTGGCTCCTCATTTTATTGCTACTGGTGTGTCAGTCCAAGATTTTGACTCTGTGTTGGGTGATCCAGCAATTAAACCGTTGATTAAATATTTGGAAGATAAAGGTATTGTTGATATACCAGATTTTTATAGTTCTGAGGGTGCGACTAATGCTGAGTTGGTTGCTCACGGGTTAATTGTTTCGGCGATGCAAGACCTTGCTTTGAAGATGAGGTCTAGCAGTTTGGATGTTGACCGAAGCAAATCGTTCAATCAGGCAATTCAGATCGCTACTGATGGTTTTCCAACAGTCAACATGGGTATTACCGCTTTTGAGATGATGATGGATGAGGGCGGTCGTTACAAGACACAGTTTGAGGCTGGTGATTCTGGTGGATATTTTAGTCCAGATTTGCGGGCGGCTTTTGAATCTAGCGTGTTGGGTTTACATCCTGACATGGATGCGACTAAGCGTCCCGTGTATGGCACTATGCAGACCTCAACAAGTTTAAAAACAAGTGAAGATGCTCAAATGTACGGTGGCATTGTTTTGCAGTTAAAGAATAATGTTCGGGATCGGACAACTGTTGCTTACAACGATTCGTTGGGTATGGCGACAAGAACTGCTCCAGCAAACAGTGTTAAAGATGATTCTGGTGGCATGTTTCGTACTGGCATGATTACGGAACCGTTTTTTTATGTTGAGGCTCAGATTCATGGTGGTGTCAACATGGATGATGTTGATGCTGTTTGGATTCACAATTTTACGGGTGTAGATGCTGAGGCTCCTCGTCGTGTAAGGGAAGCGTTGGATGCGAATGGGTACACGGATGTTCCTGTGTTGCGTGTGGGCGTGGACGAACCTGTGGAGAAAGCGAAGTTCAGTTCACGAAGTGAGGCAGGTAGGTATGCGGCTCACATTAGGTGGATGAATGAGCGTGGTATGACTCCGATGACCGCCGACCAGTGGAATGCACAGAACTCTGGTGGTTCGGAGCGCATGCGAAAGATTAAAAGCATGCAAGCGGATGTTTCTAAGCGACTTAAAAACTTGAATGATGTTTTGGTTAAGTCTGGTTTGGCATCTGAGGGAATGTGGAACCAAGGAAGATTAGATAGTAATGGTGATTTAAAGTATGTTGTTGTTGATCCTAAAGATTGGGATAAGACCAGCGTTCCTGAGGTAAGTAAAAGTCCGATGGCGGCATGGCTTGTTGAAGTAGACATAAAAAACCCAGAGAGTCCTTTTGCAACATATCAAGTTCCTAATGCTGAGGTCATGGCTTTGATGGAGGATGTTAAAACTTTAGGTTCGTTAATTGAAGAAGAAGTTCAAGAGCGGATCAACGCACAAAATATTCGTTTGGCAACTGGAGCAGAAGCATCCCGTGACTTTACTTTAAAAATTGTTAACGCCCAGAGAGTGATAACGCATTACGAAACAATCACTTCCAGATTTTTGAATGATTTCATCACTTTTAAAGCAGATCCGAATGACCCAACACCAAAATTTCAACAATATGTTAAGTCAGGTCAACCTAAAATGATTGGGAGCCTTGTTGATTATGCCCCAAGTTTGGGAGAATTTATTGAAAGTAATAACAGTGCTGACGAAAAAGTTTTGCTTTCTGCTTTAATAGAAAAAACGCGATCTTCTGTTCTTGAATTAAACCAATTAGGATTTGAGCAGAACACTTCGGCAAAATATCGGCGTGAAGTTTTGGCTGAAATTCGTTCTTTCGGTGCTGACGAAGGTACTCCTTATGAAATTGTTACTGGTTTCAATTTCCCGAATGGGGCACCTGTAGAAGTCCGTATTGCTGATGCGATGCAAAATTTACCAACGGCATGGATTGACAATTTAAAAACTTACACGCAAACAAAAACTACGCATAGAGTGTTAAGAGCAAAAACTGTTAACGAAATGCAATCAGGGTACATTGAAGCGAATCATATAATTCAAACTTCGGCAAATGCTCAGACTGCTTTTGTTATCCACGAATTGGTTCATGCTGTTGAAGCGTCAAGCCCAGTCATGCGAGCAATGGTTCATTCTTTTGGTGTCAATAGAAGAGTCGGTAATTTTAGACCTTCAGAAGAAAAGTTTGGTAGCACTTTTGCTCAAAGGTTACAAACTGGGATTTGGGAAGAATCTGGGCGATCTGGTTTCGTTGAAGATAGTTATTTTGATAAGTATTCTGGGCGTGTGTACGGCGGGTTCGCGTATTCTGCTCACGAACAGTTGACTACGGGGACAGATTATTCGTTGTTTGTCAATACGATTCGTCCGCATGACCGTATTGACTCGGATCAGTTGACTTTTACATTAGGAATGTGGGCTTCAGCATGAAATTAGATTGGTTGACCGTTGACGGTGACAGTATTTCGTGGGATAACGGGGTGGTTGATGCCCCGCAAGAGTTTTTGGACAATGTGGACTTTCTGGTTGATGCGAAGGTTCGTGTTCGGTCGCCTCGGTTTTATTTTGCTGAGGAGGTTGCTGGTATGGACACGATGTTGGGGGCTTTGTTGACGATTGAGTTTTTGTTGGATGTTTTGGGTGTTGGTTTGGTTGAGGCTCCGATGCCGTTTGGGGTGTCGGATGTTTTTGTGACTGATAATCACGATGTGTTTGATGGTTCGGGTGAGTTTGAGAAGGCTATGTCTCGGAGTGAAGCGGGCAGGTATGCGGCGGAACAGCGTTGGAAGAACCATGCGAAGAAGGTTGATCCTGTTCGGGTGCTTGATCCGCAGTATCAGAAAGTTGCTGATCGGATTAACGCTGGTACAAAATCAGTAACTGATGCTGGTTTCCAAATTGAAATAATCAATTCTCCTGAAGATCGGCAACGCATATTGGAGATGCATACAAAATTTAAAGATTTTGTTGTTGAACAAAGGAATTTGTGGCGAGATACAAAAGGAAAAGAAGGTAAATATTTTTCTGATAGAACAATTTCTGGTCTTCAGTTAATGACAACTTCTATAAAAAGGGGAGCAACACGAGGGACAACAATTGTTGTTCACGATGGATCATTAGTTGCTGGTGCCGCTCTTGCTCATATTCAGACAAACAGTATGGCTGATGGTAAACCTATGTCAATTTGGCTTATGGGGTCGGCTCATATAGTTGAAGGTGCTGGTTCTGCTATGTATGGCGCGCTTTTGAAATGGGGTCAATCTCAAGGTGTTACATCTATTGAATTAGATCCGTTACCTGATGCTAAAACTTTTTGGCAGACAAAAATGAGAATGATTTGGACTGGTGAAGAAATGGTTTATTCTGATAGCAAAATTGGAATGATTGGGGCGTTGAAATGATCGGGTCGTTGGATGATATGGATGATGCGATGCCTGATCTATTGGATTGGCTTCGTTCTAATGTTGAGTTTGAGAAAGCAAAGTTCAGTTCTCGTAGTGAGGCTGGGAAGTATGCGGCTCATATTAGGTGGATGAACCAGAGGGGTATGACTCCGTTGTCTGCTGAGGCTTGGACGGCTAGTCAGAGTGCTGATGCGACACCTGTTGTTACGGCTCCGACTGTACCGTCACGGTTTACTGCTACTGGTATGTGGTGGGATGCACAACCGCCCGCTCTTGCTTCTATGAAAGATGCGATCACATGGTTGCAGGATAAATGGGGTGGCACAACAAAAGATCAACGGCGTAGATTCAGAGTAAAACTGAATGCTATGGGAAGTAACCCCAAAACGGATCATTTGGCTCAAGCGTATGCCATTGCAATGGATAACTTGTTTAAATTTGCACCTATCGTGGCGGAAACTATTGAAGAAGTAGTTTGGGATGAAAATCAAATACGGAATTCGTGGGGTCAGGCTAGTCGTGATGGTCACAGTCTAAATTTCATTGCAAGCACTTTTGTACAAACTTTGATACAGCCAGATGGAACAGTTATCCCTTCGGAGCAATATGCGTTGTTTGCAAAAGAACAAGCATTTTCAACGGGGTTCAAATCTTCAAGGTCGCTGAGTAGCACTTTTTATCACGAGTTTGGGCACCACATTGGGTTTGCCGCTGGTAATAAAGCGTTGTACGGCGATGTTAAAGAAGTTAGACCATCCTTGTATGCGGATTCAGATGATCGTAAAAAGTACAATCGTGAACTTGCCAAATTGATTAGCCCGATTCTTAAAGAGCATTACGGAGATGAAAGTCGTGCAAGAATTGAACTTGATGATAAAGCGCAATATAAAATACGGGGAAAAATAGAAGAAGACATATCCAAATATGCTTTGACTAACTACGACGAATTGGTTGCGGAATCAGCGGCACAGTATTTTGCCGCCAAATTTGAACCTGACCAACCGCCAGCGTCACCGTTAGCAATCAAAATTGTTGAGACATTATTGAATTACATAGAAGGAGAGAACAAATGACTGAGGGTTTAACGATCTGTTGGGCTTGTAAGCACTTGCGAGCAGATTCAGCCGTTGTTGACGGTTGGATGGTTTCCACATGCGACGCTTTCCCTGACGGTATTCCGATCAAGATCTTTATTGATGGGTTTGACCATCGGAAAGAATTTGGTGGCGATAACGGGGTACGCTTTGAACCGATAACGGTTGATATGGGCGTTGAGGCTCTAAAAATAGTTGAGGAGTTGTCGTGATTTTGATTGCAATGGTTGATAATGCGAAGGTGTTTGACATTGAAGACGATGATCCGATGTTCGGCAAGCGTGTTGTTCTGGAGCGTGGCGGTGTTCAGAGTGCCCCGATCTTGTTGGAGAATGTGGTTACGAAAATGTCTATGAGCAAGTGGGAATGGATCAACCCCCCTACTAAATAATGCTTATCGGGTTTACTGTAAGGTGACCGCATGCATACACACGAAATAGACCAGTGGATTAACGGCGATCTGGCGTGGGAAGATTTGTCTGTTGAAGCGCAACGAAGTGTTGATGCTGATGCGATGAAGGCTGAACCTGTCGCCGAAATGGAACTGGTTCACAAGTCGGTTGCTGAGAAGCGATTCACTTTGGGTCCGTGGTATATCCCTAATCGGTTGGATGCTCATAATGAGTGGACGGACGCTGACGAGTTGCAGGCTGGTTTGTGGGATTATGTTCGTAAGGGTGATCGTGGTATCCGTTTACAGCACAATCGTGACATTGTGGCTGGTGAATGGGTTGAGGCTATGCAACTGCCTGTACCGATGCGAATGCAGAAAGCGGCTGACGGCGGGGATGTTGAATATCCTGAGGGGACAGTGTTTTTGGGTGTTGTTTGGAAGCAGTGGGCGTGGGATCTGGTGAAGAACGGCAAAATTAAAGGTTTTTCTATTGGTGGTTCGTCGGCTCGTCTGCCAATTGAGCCTGTTTCTAAGGCTGTCGGGTTCAAACCGATGTTTATTCCTGCGTTGATTCGGGTTTCAGGTAAGTCTTTTGCTGTCCGTCCAGATGGTGGAGGGGTTCGGGTTTCGTCGGGTTCTGATGCTGTTGTGTTTGATCCGTATCGGGCTGATGTGGTTGCTAAGTCTGTTTCTGGAGCGCAGTTTGCTGATGCGAAGACGATGGTGGCGATTTCTAAAGCGATCTTGACTGGCAATGTTGATGCTGGAATGTGGGCTGATACTGGGGTTTCGTGGGTTTTTGTTAAGGCTAAGTTCAGTTCTCGTTCTGAGGCGGCTCGTTACGCCGCTCATATTCGTTGGGCTACTGAACGAGGTGAAACCCCGATGGGTGCGGGCGAGTTTTCGGAACAAATTAAGTCGTCTGCGGATTATGCGATGATGAATTTGAAGAAAAATCGTGATGCTTTGGCTTCCAAGATGGAGTTTCCGCATAACGATCTTCCTGTTGGTCCGTTGGGTTTGCCAACTTCTCCTGCTGGTAAGTCTTTGTTTAACACTTCTCCGTCGCTTGGCGGGCATGTTGATTTTGACGCTATGGGCAAGTACATGATGGATCGTTTAGATCAACCGAACATGGGTTTTGGTAAGGCGGGGTTGCCTACAGAAGCACCGTATGATGTTCTTCGTCGTTTTATGACTCCTGAACGGCGGGCTTTGCACGATGCGATCGTTGACGCTCATTTGGCTGGCAAAACGGCTAGAGATGATACCCCCGAATACACTTGGCTTGGTGGTGGTGGTGCTTCTGGTAAAACCAGCATTTTGGAATCTGGTGCCGCTAGTGTTCCGACCCGTGTTTTGAAGAATGGTTCGGCTGTACCAAGTGGTGATATGCACTCTGTTGAGATCAATGCTGACGAAATCAAAGATTTGTTACCAGAGTTTTTGGCGTTGACAAAGGGTGGGGAAAAAAGGGTTTATGTCACTGCTGACGGTAGAGAAAAGCCTTATGAATTGGGTCGTTCAACTGAGCGGGCACGATTTGTTGCGGCTGGTTTTACTCACGAAGAGTCGTCTATCCTTGCGAAGCGTATTAACTCCGAGGCTATGTACAGAGGTTTGGACATTGTGATGGATGGTACTGCTGACGGCAAACCGGGGGCACAAGCGAAGAAGGTTGCTGTGGCTCAAGCAAACGGCTATAAAACTCGTTTGATTATGGTGACTATCCCTACCGAAGTGGCTATTGTTCGTTCTAATGAGCGAGGTATTACTTCGGGGCGTAAGGTTCCTGAGTTCGCTTTGCGTGACGCTCATGTTGGGGCTTCGGCAAGATTTTTGGAAACGGCACCGCTGTATGACTCTTTTGAGGCTTATGATAACTCAGGGCGACCGCCACAAAAATTTGTAAGTAAGAGTACCAAGGGTGGTCGGGTTACTATTCAAAATAAAGCCCTGTATGATGCTTTCTTAGCGAAGGCTGGCGAAAGTTTGGGCGAGTCAACAGCAAGGGATGAACCGTGGACATTAGCGTAAACCGTATTAGCCGTTTGATGCAGGCTATTGTTTTGGGCGAGGACGCTGAGGCGTTATGCGAATCGCCTGAGGAGTTGCAGATTCTTCCGCAGTTGCGTGAGGAGTGCCAGTTTGAAGATGGAATGATTTTGGATTTCCAGAATGATTCTGTGGATGCGAATGCTTGGGATTGTGCTGGGTTTGATCGTGATGCTTGGGAAGCGGCGGGGATGCCTGACGATGCTTGGGCGTTTGTGAAGCCGTATGTATCAGAGGCTTGGGCTTGACACGGGTTTAGTGTTTTGGTACCCTTTGAATGAAGGAGGGTAAATGAAACCAATTGCTGTATACGGAACCCTGATAAAAGGATTCCACAACTCACGGCTGTGGGATGGGCTTGCTACCTACGAGGAGTGCATCATCCACGATTTCCGTCTTGTCACTCACGGGTGGTACCCGTATGCGATACCAGACGAGGGATCAATAACAGTCGGTCAAATTATTACGCCGACAAGTGAAGTTAACGCTTCAACGATCTTGTCTCGGCTTGATTATTTAGAAGGTGTTCCCGATCATTACAGTCGTGAATCTGCAACTGTTGAACTTGAGAATGGTGCGATTGTTACTGCATGGATTTATGTTCCTGTGAGTGATGAATCAAGTTTGGATCCTGTGCCAGAAAACGACTGGCGACTTTACGCAAGTCTTGTTTAGTTGATGTAGTTCAGGGTTATCAGTACCGTTCTCTGCGATGGCTTCGCGGAAAATGGTAAACATGAACATTGAAGAGACTTCTGGTGTTGACCATCCCGCGCACATGGACGAAGGATGGATCCTTATGAAGAACTCTGGTTTAAACACCGAAGATTTTGAAACGATTGAAAAAATGGTCGCTTTGGAATCAGAACTTGCTGACGCTCAGGCTCGCCTTGCCTCTTTAGAAACTGAAGAGACAACCGAAGAGACAACCGAAGACATGGACTACATGGACGACGATGCGATGATGAAGTCGGCTCCGCCTGCTGTTCGTGAAGCATTGTTGAAGGCTCGTAACGAGGCTTTTGTTGCTCAGGAAGAACTACGCAAAGAGCGTGAAGTCCGTCTTGACGCTCACGCAATTGCTAAGAGCATGGACGATTATGGCAATCTTGCTATTGACCACGAAGAATTTGGTCCTGCCCTTCGCCGTTTGGAAGAACTTGACGCAACAGTCGTTGAGATCATCGCTAAGGCTTTGCAGTCCGCTAACGCTCAGGCTGAATCAGCCAACATTTTTGCCGAAATCGGCTCTTCATACATGCCAAATACTGCTGGCAGTTTCCAGAAGATTGAATCGCTCGCTAAGTCCGCTGTGACCAAGGGCGAATATAAGACCGTTGAGCAAGCAATCGCTGGCTTGATTGAAACCAACCCATCGTTGTACGCAGAGTACATCGCTGAAACCCGCTGACCAGAAGAGGACACACTCATGGCATACGAAATTTCCAATTACAGCGTCAAAATCACCCTTGTCGCCGCCGCTGACCTTAGTGCGAAGCAGTATTACTTCGTCAAGATCAACACTTCGGGTCAAGCCGCGCTTTGTGCGGCGGCTACTGACAAGCCGATTGGCGTTCTTCAGAACAGCCCAACCGCTGGTCAAGAAGCCCAAGTTCTAGTTATTGGTGGAACTAAGGTCGTTTGTTCCGCAAGCCTAGACGAAGGTGTTGCTATCGGCACGACTTCGGCTGGTAAGGCTGGAGCAAAGGTTGTCGGAACTGACACCACTAACTACATCGTCGGTCAAATCATCCTTGCGGGTGGAGCCGACTTGGATATTGCAACCGCTGTTATTAACTGTGCATCGCCTGCCCGCGCCGCCTGAGTCAAAAGGAATAAATCATGCCCCAGCCCACACAAAATCAGGTACATGTTGATGCGATTCTGACGAACATCAGTGTCGCTTACATGCAAAAAGCCGAAAACTTCATTGCAAACAAGATCTTCCCGATCGTTCCTGTTGAGAAGCAGTCGGACAAGTTCTTCAAGTACACCAAGAACGACTGGTTCCGTGACGAAGCACAGCGACGCGCTGATGCGACGGAATCTGCTGGTGGCGGTTACAACTTGTCAACCGATTCGTACAACGCTGAAGTGTGGGCTTTCCACAAGGATGTTGGCGATCAGACTCGTGCAAATGCTGATGCTCCTATCAATGTGGATCGTGAAGCGGTTGAGTTCATTACGAGCCGTTTGTTGCTCAAGATGGAAACTGAATTCGTTTCAAGTTATTTCACGAGTGGCATTTGGGCTACTGACAACACTCCGTCAAACTTGTGGTCGGATTACACCAACAGTGACCCGTTGAACGATGTTGAAGATGCGAAGCGAGCAATCCTTTCCACTACTGGTTTTGAACCGAACACGCTTGTGCTTGGTTACGATGTTTTCAAGGAATTGAAGAATCACCCAGATCTCGTTGACCGTATCAAGTACACCTCGTCTTCGGTTATCACGACTGACATGATCGCTCGTATGTTTGATGTTGATCGTGTTGTGGTTTCAAAGGCTGTCAAGGCAACCAACAATGAAGGTGCCACTGGTGCTTATGACTTCACTGCTGGTAAGAATGCGCTCTTGTGCTATTCGGCTCCGTCACCGGGTCTTCTCCAGCCGTCTGCTGGTTACATCATGTCTTGGACTGGTGTTTCTGGTGGTCTTGGTCAGACGATCGGTTCAAGCCGTTTCCGTATGGAATCAGTGAAGGCTGACCGTATTGAAGCAGAAATGGCTTTTGACATGAAGGTCGTTGCCGCTGACCTCGGTTACTTCTTCGCCAGCGTGGTTTCGTGAGCGAATGGCTCGTGCTTAAGCCGATCAAGGTCGGTGGAGGCAATTTCATTCAAACTGGTGAACGAGTTCTTGCTGACAATTGGCGGAATCGTCGCTCTCTTGAATCTGGACGCTATATCCAGAGGATTGAGGTTACGGTTCCGCCTGTTGACAGTGATGCGATCGTTGAAGATGTAGTTAAGCCCGTTAAGAAAGTTGGGCGACCGCCAAAGGTTGCTGTAGAGGAAGGTTGATTCAATGACTTGGAGTTATGGCGGTGATCCTGCTAACTCCGTTATTGATCGGGTCAGGTTCCTTTCGGGAGATACTGACACTACGAACCAGCAGGTAAGTAACGAAGAGATTTCGTTCTTGTTGTCGGAGAATAACTCTGATGCTTATTTGTCGGCGGCTGGTGTGTGTGAGGCGGCGGCTTCTAAGGCTTCTGGTAAGGCTGATTATTCTCGTAGTGTGGGCGATTTGTCTATTTCTACTCAGTATTCGGCGCATGCGAACTCTTTGTTGAAGTTGGCTGAGGTTTTGCGTATGAAGGCTTCTCGTCGTAATCCGCCGTCTGTGAATTTCTATACGGATGACAGTGGGAATGTTTTTGGGGCTATGAAGTTTGCTGTTGATATGGATCATAATTATGGTTCGTATGACACTCGGACTGCTGTGGATTGATGTATGGCGTTGGAGACTGCTTTTTTGGAGTTGATGCCTCAGACGGTGACTGTTTATTCTCAGTCGGCTAAGACGGAGTATGGGGTTCAGTCGTGGTCGGCTTCGGGGACTTCTGTTAATTGTCGTGTGATGGAAACTGGGACTTTGGCGCATGATGCGAATGGTCGTCAGGTGTATGAGACTGGCAAAATCATTTTTTATGGGACTCCTACGGTGAATTTGAGTTCTCGGATTGCTTTGCCTGATGGTTCTTTCCCTGTGTTGTTGACGGTGAATGTTCATAGTGATGAAAATGGGCTTAGTCATACCAGTGTCAGTTTTGGTCGTGCCTGATGGCTCGTGTGGGGAATGCGACGATTCTTTTGGTGGGGGAGAATCGGATGATTGAGGCTTTGAAGTATTTGGGTAAGTCTGGGACTGTGCCGAAGGTGGGGACTGCGTTGTATATGGTCGCTAATAAGGTGTTTAATGAGTCTCAGAGGCAGGTTCCGTTTCGGACTGGTGCTTTGCAGTCGTCTGGGTTTGTGTCGCCGTATTCGTATGACGGTCAGACGGTTCATGTTCGTGTTTCGTATGGTAATACGGCTGTTGCTTATGCTGAGAAGCAACACGACATCAACTTTCCGCATGCACCGGGTCGTAAGTGGCATTATTTGAGTGATCCGCTTAATGACAATCGGGAGAATTTTGAAGCCCAGATGAATACGGTGTTGATGCGATTGTTGAAGAAGGTGATGTACTGATGGCTGTTTTGGATGCTTTGGGTGCCCGTTTGGTTTCGTCTGGGGTTGGGACTTTGGGTACGGATTTGTGGTTGGCTCAGATGCAAAGCAGTCCTGATGCTTCGGTTGTTTTGATGGAGCAACAGGGTGGGGTAGATCATGTCTTTGGTGCTTCGGTAGCGGGCACTTATAGGCATACTGTGCTGGTTGTGGCTCGTGCTGGGCGTAATGATTACCCGTCAGCCAGAACTAAGATGCAGGCTGTTCAGGCGAGTCTGGGTGCTATTAGAAACCAAACGATTTCGGGGGTTGCTTTCATGTCTGTTTTGGATACTACGGGTCTTTATCCTGCTGGGATGGATGGTGATGAGCGTCCTATGGTTGCTTGTGAGTTCACTTGTTGGGTGACACCGTGAACGAGGGCTTGGTTGCGGTTCATAAGGCTCTGTTGGCGGCTCAGGCTTGTTTGGATGCCGCTCAGTCTGCTTTGGTGGCGGCTTTGGCGATCCAACCTGACTTTGACGATGCGACGGGTTGCCCACATCCAGTAGAGGCTCGGATAAATGTGGCGACTATGGGCGTGGAAAGTGAAGAGTTCTGCAATGCCTGCGGAAAAAATATCTGATCCAGATCCTTACGGTCGCCAGATCCGTCCAGCGGACGAAAACCCCCGCTGTTGGCGGTGTGCCCGCCTTTTGGCTATCCGTTTGACCCGTCCGTGGCAGGTTATGTGCCCCCGTTGTAAAGCACAGAATAGTCAGGAAGTTTGACCTGAACGGAATATGACGGTAGGGTTACGACTCATGTTGAGACGGATTCTTGTTTTGTCGGTTTTGTTGGTTGGTTGTGGCAGTTTGAAGGGGGCTGATTCCCCGCCGACAACTTCGGTGACGATGCGAACAGATCCCCCTGTGATTGTTCCAGAAACAACTGTGGTGATCCCGACCACCACTACTGTTCCCGTGACTACCACGACTGAGGTTGATTGGATTGGTGTTGCTGAGACTTGGGCTTTGCAAACTGATGTGGCTCGTTTTGTTCACGGGCGTTGCGGTGAGTGGCACGATCTGGCGATGACGGTCGGTTGGCATGAAGAGGAATGGGAAACATTAAGCACCGTTCTGTGGACTGAATCACGATGCGATCCTTCTGCATGGAACGGACATGATGCGGGTTTGAGCCAGATAAATCAGATTCATACTGAATGGCTAAACCAAATGGGTTTTTCGCACCCTGATGACATGTTTGATCCTGCGTTGAATCTGGCGTTTGCTTACAAGTTGTATTCGTCAAGGGAAGAGAAGGGTCAATGCGGTTGGAAGCCGTGGACTGAACCCTGCAACGACTAAATAAGAGTTCAGACGATGCGATGATGGTTGTGGCGTACACTCAAGTTGTCGTGACCATAGTGTCCCCAGCCCATCCGTGACCTTTGTGTCTAGGGCGCGCTGGGAACGCGCGTCTAAAAGGATTCTTTGTGGCGAAGTACAAGGTGTTAATTGGAATTGATACTCCGAGCGGTCGGTATGAGGCTGACGCTCTAGTTGACCACACCTCCATTCCGTCCAAGTCCATTAAATGGTTGACCGACCAAAAGATCATTGAACTTGTTTCTGGCAAAGCACCTGAAGTGGTTGAAGAAACCGTTGAAGAGGTCGTTGAAGAGGTCGTTGAAGAAGAAGTTGAAGAAGGCGGTTTCTGATGGCATTCGTTCACGGTAAATCAACAGTCGTTTTGTTTAATGCGACCAATCTCTCGCCGTATTTGAAGGAAGTTTCAGCCAATCAGGGTATTGACATGTCGGATGTGACCGCTTTCGGTACTTCTGGTGCTAAGTCTTACATTCCGGGTTTGAAAGACGGAAAGATTTCGGCTTCTGGAATGTTTGACGGTGGCTCTGGTGCTAGTGACTCAGTGTTCCAAACGGCTTTGGGTGCCACTGTTGGCGACCTATCAGTTTTCCCTGACACTGATGCGATCGGTAAGCGTGGCTTCATTGCTGAATGCCACGAAACTTCATACAACTTGTCTAGCCCTGTTGCTGATGTAGTTCAGGCTTCAGCCGAATTTCAGGCAACTGGCGGAGTTGATTACGCAGTGAGCCTTCAGGCTCTTAGTGCCCAAACCGCTACAGGTAACGGAACTTCTGTGGATAACTCTGCTTCGTCTGCTAACGGTGGTGCAGGCATGTTGCATGTAACTGCCAACACGCAAGACAGTACGAGCATTGTCAAGATTCAGCATTCGTCTGACAACAGCACTTGGGCTGATCTTGTCACTTTTACTACTGTTCCGACCGTCACAACGACTTCGGAAAAGATCGTGGTTGCTTCGGGAACCACTGTTAACCGTTACCTGCGAACCACTCGGACTATCGCTGGAACGGGTTCAATCACCTACCAAACCTCATTCGCAAGAAAGTAAGGAACCGACATGGCATTCGTACACGGAAAATCAGCAGTATTCAAACTGGACAACTCCAGCGGAACTTTGACCGACATCAGTTCATACCTCATGGAAGTTTCGTTTCCTGAGAGCATTGACACTGCCGATGTGACGGCGTTTGGTACCACTGGTGCCAAGTCGTACATCGTCGGTTTGAAAGATGCGAAGATCTCGTTGACTGGCAAGTGGGATGCAACTTTTGATGCACTCGTCGCCGCTGTACTTGGTCAGACCGCTTCGCTTTCATTTGAGTACGGTCCTGCTGGTTCAACCTCTACTTTTGTTAAGTATTCTGGCGAGGCTTTCGTGACCGCCTACAACATCGGATCGCCAGTTGGCGATGTCGTTTCCGCTTCGGTGGAATTGCAAGTAACAGGTGCCGTAACCCGCGGTGCTTGGGCATAATTAACAACCTATAAGGAGCAAAAGTGTCCCTTCGTGACCGAATTTTAGCCGCCAATGACATTGAGTCAAAGGTGTTCCATGTAGCCCAATGGGGTATTGACATTGAATTGCGAACGCTCAGTGCTTCTGATCGTGCCCAGTTGGTCAGTTCCTGTATGAGTGCTGACGGGACGGTTGATATTCAAAAGATGTATCCGTCGCTCATCATTGCGTGTGTTTACGATCCCGAAACTGGTGGTCGTGTTTTCTCTGTTGAAGACATGGATGCCATTTCAGATAAGTCTGCGTCTGCTGTGGAGTTTGTGGCACAGAAGGCAATGGAAATGTCGGGTATGAAGCCTGATGCGATTGATGAAGAGGGAAAAGGCAATTAGCCGATCCCGAATATAGGTATTACTTCGTCCTTTCAGAGCGTTTGGGGCGGACAGTTGAAGAGTTGTTGTGGGGATCACCAAATCATCGTCCGCTGAGTTCAGACGAACTGATTGGGTGGGCGGCACATGACAAATTAACTGCGTGGGAGCGTGAACAAGCGATGGCGAAGGCGAGAAGATAGCAAATGGCTATAACCGTTGACGCTGTACTTGGTGCTGATGTATCTGGCTTTGTCTCAGGGATGGGGCAGGCTCAACAGGCGTTCTCAAATACTGCTAAGACAATCACTGGTGGCACCAATGCGATGGGGTCTAGCCTTCAGTCCACTACTAACGCCAGTAATGCTTTCCATGACGCGGCGGTCAAGATGGGTGTGGCTGTTGGTGTTGCTGGGCTGGCGTTAGTTAAGTTCAGTCATAGCGCATTTGGTGTTGCGGCGGATGTTGCCGAAATGAATGTGGCGATGGAGGCTGTGGGTAAGTCGTCGGGTGTTGGTGGTAAAGCGTTGACGGATGCCGCCGTAGCGGTCCGTAAACAGGGTATTGAAATGAAGGCATCTCAGGAGATTGCTTTGCTTTTCGTGAAGTCAAACCTTGATTTGGCGGATGCGAGCAAGTTGGCTCGTGTTGCTCAAGACTTTGCTGTGTTGTCGCAAAGAAACTCAACCGATGTTGCTAAAACGCTTGCTTACGCTATTCAGACGGGCAACAGTATGTTGCTTAAGGGTGTGGGTATCACTAAGTACGCTGGTGAAGCGTATGCGGAGTATGCAACTAAGTTAGGTAAGTCGTCTAACAACTTAACTAACTCGGAACGCCAGCAAGCAATTTTGAACATGGTTATGGATGAGGGTGCGAAGGTTGCTGGTACTTATGAAGCGGCGATGACTGAATCTGGGAAGGTTCTTCGTTCGTTCCCTCGTATTATCAACGACATTAAGTTGGAGTTTGGAACCCTATTTTTGGATGGTTTTGGTCCTGTCATTTTGGCGGCGTATTCAACTTTCAAACAGTTCTCATTGATGATTCGTGAGGGTGGAGCGTTGCACCCGATCATTACGGCTTTGACACAATCGTTTACTACTTTGATTTCGCCGTTACAAGGCGTTTTCAAAAATATGAAGCATGCGATGGAGATGTTTCAGTTAGGCAGTTTTGATATTGACGCTGTTTCTGCTCGGATCACTGAGTTGTTACCGCTGATTACTGCGTTGTCTGTCGGTTTGGCGGCGTTCGCTGGTAAAGACATTGTTGGTCAAATCCCAGTTTTGGGTCAATGGTTACAGAAATTAACAGCAGGCATTAGTCCGCTGGGGCTTGGTATAGCGACCCTCATTTTGATGTCGCCAGAACTTCGTGCCGTATTTATGGATTTAGTAAAGAGTTTGGAACCGTTGTTGCCTGTGGTTATGGATCTTGGGGAAACAATCATGGATTCCATGAACCAAGTGTTAAAGGCTGTTGCCAATGTTGCTCAAGGAATGCAAGGTTCAATAGTTTCTATTCTGACTGGAATGGTCAATGCGATATCGGCGATCAGTGTTGTTGTTTTGCCTGTGATTAACGGTTTAGCGTCGCTGTTGACTGTTCTGACTGCCAACAAAGCAGTTATGGCGGCGTTGTTGCCAATCATCATGGCTTTTGTTGTTCAAAAGAAGTTGATGGGTCTTAACGCTGATGGTTCTGCAAAGGCGTTAACAAAGTTGGTAACAGGCTTTAAAACTTTTGGTGCCAGCATGCGAGATACGATTACATACCAAAAAACTTTAGCG